CGCCAGATAGCCGCCCTCCGCCAGCCACTGCGGCCGCGACGCCCCGTCCTTGGCACTGACCGGGAGGGAGTCGCACATGTCCTGCACGTACTCCGACGCCGACGCATACAGGCTGTCGTCATACACCCAGCCCTCCTCATCGGCCTTCCGGTCGATGTCCCCCTCCGGGCCCGCCGGATAGGCCGGCTCCGTGTCCTCCGGAACCTCCTCCGACGTCACCGCATCCGTAGAAGCGGCCCGCGTGCTCTTCGCCTTCGCATCGTCCCCGCCGCCGCTCGAGCAGCCCCCCACCAACACGACCGCCACAGCCACACACGCCGCGACGGCCCCCCTCCTGCGCATCTCACTCATGCCGGGCAGCATCCAGCCCAACCCCGAGCCGGGGGAACCCAAAAGCGAATATCGGCGATCATCTGTGACAAGGCGCGGGGCCGCCATAACCGCATGCCCACCGTCGCCCCACGGAGCCCGCCCCGATGCCACCGTCCAAAGCGAAGCAGGCACTCGTAGCCCACCGACGCCGCGAGATGCTCCTCATGAAGGTCCAGGGCCGGACTGCCGCCCAGATCGCCGAGCACTTCGACATCTCACCGGCCACCGCCCGCTCCGACCTGTCCCGCGCCGTGAAGAAGGCCCGCTCCCTGGAGATCCAGGACGCCGAAACGTACCGGTACATCCAAGGCGCCCGGCTGGAGAATCTCCTGCGCTCCGTATGGGACGAAGCCAGCCAGGGCGACATCAAGGCCGGCGAGCAGGCCCGCAAGTACATCGCCGACCTGACCGACCTGTTCGGCCTGAAGGTGCCCGTGCGCACCGAGATCTCCGGGCCGGACGGCGGCGCGATCCCCTTCGGCGGCGGCGACCTGGCCGAACTGTCCGCGCTGATCAGCATCGCCGATCAGGACAACGCGGAGATCCCCGCCTTCGACCGCGACGAGGACGACGAGGAATACGAAGACCTGCCGGACGACGGCGACGAGGACGAGGATGACGACAGCGACGCCTGACCGAGAGGCCGCGCTGCTCGCCCAATACCGCACGCTGCCCCCCGACCAGCGCCGCCGGATCGCCCAACGGGCCAGCCCCGAACTGCGGCCCAAACTCGCGCACATCGAGCGGCAGGTCGCCATGGACCGCTCCCCGGGCGCGCTCGCCGCGGTCCTCACCGAGGGACGCGAGAAGCAGGCGGCCCACCTGGACCTCATCGACGGGGCGTTCCGGCGTATCGCAGCGGGGGAGAGGCTCCAGGTCATGCTCACCATGCCTCCTCGGCACGGAAAGAGTCAGAGGGCCTCACGGTGGGGGCCGCTCTGGTACCTGCGGCGGCATCCGGAGCACCGGATCATGATCGCCTGCCACGGTGCCAGCCTGGCGGAAGACCACGGCAGATGGGTTCGCGATCAACTGCACGAGTACACCGGGCCTCTAGGCATCCGGCTGCACGCTGGGTCACGCGCGGCCAACCGCTTCGACCTGGAGCAGAAGCGCGGATCTTCCGTCCGAGGCGGGCTAGTGGCTGCTGGTGTCGGAGGCGCACTTACGGGCAAAGGTTTCAATTTGGGCATAGTGGACGACCCATTCAAAGGGCATGATGACGCATCCAGCCCAGCCCAGCGCGACCGCGTCTGGGAGTGGTACCGCTCCGTCTTCTTCACCCGCCGCGCCCCCGGCGCCTCCATCATCTTGATCAACACGCGCTGGCACGAAGACGACCTGTCCGGCCGGCTCCTGGCCCACGAACCCCACCGATGGCTCCAGATCGACCTCCCCGCCATCGCCGACCGCGACAACGACCCCATCGGCCGAGCCATCGGCACCCCCCTGTGGCCCGCCCAGTACGACGCCCAGGAACTCGCCGACACCCGCGAATCCGTCGGAGAACGCGTCTGGTACGCCCTCTACCAGCAAAAGCCCCGACCCCTCGAAGGCGGCGTCTGGAAGTGGGCATGGATCACCGGCCACCGCCTCAAGCCCGAAGCCTGGCCCGGCATCACCCCCACCCGCATCGTCGTCGCCGTCGACCACGCCGGCGGAGACTCCCTCCGCAACGACGAAGTCGGCCTCGTCTCCGCAGCCCGCGACAACGAAGGCCACCTCTACGTCCTGGACGACCGCTCCCGCACCATGGGCGCCGACACCTGGGGCACCGAGGTCTGCCAACTCGCCATCGACCGGCAAGCCGACGCGATCATCGTGGAGAACAACTTCGGCGGCGACATGGCCCGGCAGATCGTCACCCAGGCCTGGTCGGAACTCCAGCGCCAGGGACTGACAAAGGGCCTGCTGATGCCCGTGATCCTCGAAGTGCACGCCAAGCAGGGCAAACGACTGCGCGCCGAACCCATCGCCCAGCTGTACCGCCAAGGGAAGATCCACCACGTCGGCGAGTTCACCGAACTCGAGGGCCAGATGGTCACCTGGCTGCCCGGCATGGACTCCCCGGACCGTATGGACGCCGCCGTGCACGCCCTCACCGAGCTCGCCGACCCCGCCTCGCAGGGCCTCGGCACCACCAACTACACCGACCAGCGCCTCGCCGGGCGCCGGTAACCCCTGGGAGACACCCGTGTATGAATACGCCGCGCGCCTTCTGAAAGTGGTGGATGGCGACACGATCTACGTCGATGTGGATCTTGGATTTGACGTCCACACCCGGCAGCGGATCCGGCTGGCTGGGGTGAACTGCCCCGAGCACGGCACCCTGGCCGGGGATAACGCCACCGCCTACACCACCCAGTGGCTCGCGCAGAACGGCCCGGAGCTCACCCTGCGCACGGTGCTGGACAGGCGGGAGAAGTACGGACGCATCCTTGGCTCCATCACCGCGGGCACCCGGAACCTGAACGCCGACCTCATCACCGACGGGCACGCGGTCGCCTACGACGGCGGGAAGCGTCTCCTGCCCGGCCAGCAGGGGGAAGCAGACCCCACCCTGCCCGTAGTCTGATCACAAGGCGCGGGGCCTGAAGCGAAAGGTGCGCTGTGGGCCTCATCGCCGGTGCCCGGCGGCTCGTCATCGACGGCTGGTCTTGGCTGAACTACAAGCCCGTGTTCAGCGACCCCGCGCGCGGCATGCCCAACCGGCGGGTGTTCCCCGAGGCGCAGGCCATGTGGGTGCCCGCCCACGACGAACGGCGTCTGGCCGCCTACAAGCTGCTCACCGCCTACGACAACAACCAGGCCGCCGAGCTGGCCGCCGTCATCGACGGGGATGCCGCCCGTGACCGGCGCGAGTTCGGCGATCCGGCGATGTTCGTCGAAACCCTCCTCGCCCACGTCCTGGGGCGGGAGCAGCACATTGCGGTGGCGGGCGCCGAACAGAGCGACACCGGCACGGACCCGGCCGGGCAGGCCGCGGAGCACGTCCAGGACCTGCTGCGCGAGTGGGCCGACACCGAGCTGCTGGCGATGCGGATGCAGCAGACCGAACGCAAGGCGGTAGCCCTGGGGGACGGGGTGTACCGCCTTGCCTGGAACCCGCGCAAGCAGCGCGTTGCCCTGCGCTCCGTCGACCCCGGCTTTTATTTCCCCGTCATCGGTGAGGACGACGACGGCGGCGAGTACCCGGAACGCGTCCACTTCGCGTGGGAGCTACCCGAGGACCCCAAGCGGGGCCTGAAGGGGCGGCTGCGGCGCATCACCTACGAACTCGCGCCGATCGGACCCGCCACGTCGACGGGCGTGGACGGCCAAGGCCGGGCCGTGCGCGCCCCGCTGACCGCGGAAAGCCCCGACGGTGAGATCGTCCCCGCCGTCGGCCCGGGGGACTCCGTCCACCCCGACACCGGGCTGGTCACCCGCCAGTACGCGTGGAACGACGAGCCGTCCACCGTCACCTGCTACCTCACCGACGCCACCTGGGAACTCGGCGACCTGAGAGGCCAGGTCGACGTCGACTCCCTGCCCATGGACACGGCCCAGTTCGCGACCCGCTCCGACGGTGAAGTCCTCGACCGCCTCGACCTGCTGATCGACTTCATTCCGGTCATCCACATCCCCAACACCGTGCCCCCCGCCGAAGAGCACTGGGGGCAGTCGTCGCTGGCCAAGGTGCTGCAAGTCTTCGACGAACTCCAGGGTGCCGACACCGACTCCGCCCGCGCATCTGCCACCACCGGCCTGCCGATGATCGGCATATCCGGCGTCACGGACCCCCGCGCACAGATGAACGTCGCACCCGGCGCCGTGTTCAAGCTCGGGGAGAACGGCCGGCTCACCACCATCGACACCTCCCCGGCCCTGCGCGAGCTCCGCGAGCAACGGCACGACCTGTCCGAACGGGCCGCGAACAACACGCGCCTGCCCGCCGTGTCCCTGGGCACCATCGACCCGTCCCAAGTCCCGTCCGGGTTCGCCATGCAGCTGTCCCTGGGCCCGTTGGACTCCCTGATCGGCGGGATGCGGCTGGCCCGCGACCACAAGTACAAGCTGCTGCTGAAGTTCGTGCAGCGCCTCCACCTCGCCGGACAGCACCCCGACTGGCTCGGCGTCACACCACTGCCCGCCGAGCTGGTGTTCGGCCCGTACACGCCGACCGACAAGGCGTCTGTCCTCGAGCAGGTCACCACCGGCGTCGCTGGGGGCGTCCTGTCCCTGGAGACCGCGGTCAAAATGCTGATGGAGGCCGGGTTCCCCATCGAGGACGCCGCCCAGGAGATCGACCGGATCCAGTCCCGCCGGTTCGCCGACGCCCGCAACCTCGCCGACGCCCTCGGCAACCCTGACGAGACCGCCGCGTTCCTCGGCAGGAAGGCCCCTACAGCGCCCGAGGCCCCGGCGGTTCAGCTGCCCGCGGTGCCCGCCGACAACCAGCCAGCCGACCCGCAGGCGCAGGGGCAGCAGGGGAGCGGGGGCAACACATCGTGACAACTGTGCTGAACTTGGATCTAGGCGCGGGGCCTGGACAGTCCATGGGAGGACTTGCTCACATGCGTCGCCCCGCGCAGCACCACCTCGGACCCACCGCCCGCGGTTGGGCCCACCCATACACCGGGCTGCTCGCCCACGCCGTCTTCTACAACGACGGCGGCGACCCGCCCGTGCCGCCCGCCCCGCCGGCCACGGACCCGCCGAAGCCTGGCCCGCCCCCCGGCCCGGCCAAGGAGTTCAGCCAGGAAGACCTCGACCGCATAGCGGCCCGGGAGAAGGCTCAGGGCAAGCGGTCCGCGTTGAAGGAGTTCGCCGAAGAGAACGGCTTCACCTCGATCGACGACGCGGCCGCGTTCATTGCCACCGGCCGCAAGGCGAAGGAGGACGCCCTCTCCGACGAGGAGAAGCGGCGCCTGGAACTCGAGCGCCGCGAGCAGGAACTCACCGCCAAGGAAGCCGCCGCGACCGCCCGTGAGCGCGCCGCGATCCGCAAGGCTGCCGTCATGGGCCTCGGAGCGATGGGCGACGACCTCGCCGACGCGCTCGCCATCCTGGACCGTGACCTCGCCGCCCAGCCGGACGCCGACGAGACGGCGGTGACCGCCGCTGCCGAGGCCCTCAAGACGCGCCGCCCCGCCCTGTTCGGGCAGGCCCCGGCCGCCGACCCGCAGCCCCAGCCCGCACTGCCTCCGGCGCCCGGCGGATCCCCGGCCGGAGGCACCCCCCGCCAGGCCGCCAGCAAGGACGACGTGAAGGACCGCGCCCGCAAGCGGGCCGAACAGATGGGCTTCCGCCGCACCGACGCGGCCTGAGCCACCACAGACTGAGGGACCACGCCCTCTCGCACCACCCCGTGGACGGCACCACCCAGCTGGTCGCCCGCACCCCATGTGCCATCCCCATTCCACGGGAGGAGATCGGCGTGGACCTCCAGCCGATGACCACCACCGAGACCGTGACCGCCGACCGCCGGTGGCTGAAGAACCTGCACGGCTCGGGCATGAACGCCACGATCACCCTGGACGTCACCAAGTTCACGTCCGGGACCCACTACACGGCGGCGACCGCAACGAACCCGTACGCGGTATTCAAGGGCGGTATCCCGCTCGGCAAGCTGACCGCGTCCGGCCTGTACGCCCCCTACACCTCCGGGGCGTCCGACGGCAGCCAGATCCTCGCCGGGCTCCTCGCCACCGACGCGTCCTTCAACCCGTCCGTCACCAAGGTCGGCGGGGCGCTCCTGGTCCACGGCGACGTCGACACGGCGAAGCTGCCCGTCGCGCTCACCGTTCCCGCGGCCGCCAGCCGCACCGACCTCATCCGCTTCTCCTGACAAGGGGGTTTGAACCATGCTTGAGAACCTCCTCAGGGGTATCGACGCCACCGAGATCAACGCGTTCGCCCGCGCCGTACAGACGCCCGCGGACTACGCGCTGACCCTCTCGGTCATGCCGGAACGCACCATCAACTCGGTCAAGTTCCGCATCAAGTCCACGTCCCGCCGCGTGAACGCCGCGAAGTACCGGGCGTGGGACGCACAGACGTCCGTCGCGACCCGCGAGGCCAAGCGCATCGTCACCGAGGGCATGCTGCCCCCGCTCGGCCAGAAGTACCTGGTCGGCGAACTGGAGCAGATCCTCCTCGACACCAGCCGCGGCGCCGACGCCTCCGAACTGGTGGAGCTCCTCTACCAGGACGTGGCCGCGCACGTGCAGTCCATCAAGTCCCGCCTCGAGCTCGCCGTCGGCGACCTCCTCACCGACGGGAAGTTCACCCTCGCCGGGGAGAACGGCCTCACGGTGGAGTACGACGCCGGCGTTCCCTCGGCGAACATGCCGACGGCCGCGACCGCGTGGACCAACCCGGCCGCCGACGCCCTCGCCGACGAGATGGCATGGACCGAGGTGCTGCGCGCGTCTGGGGCCCCGCTCCCCACCCGCGTCGTCACCTCCTACAAGGCCCGCGCCCTGCTCGCCTCCAACGACGCCTACCGGCGCGCGTTCTACGGCCAGCCCTCCACCCTCACCCCCACCGGCGTCCTCGCACCCAACGAGGTCGACGCCGTACGGGCCCGCTACAACCTCCCGCCCATCGAGGTGTACGACGTCCAGATCCCCAAGGACGACGGCACCATGGCCCGCCCGATCCCCGACAACAAGTGGCTGATGCTGCCGCCGAACCCGCAGACCTGGGGCGAGACGCAGTACGGCGTCACCGCCGAGTCCCTGGTCCTCTCCAGCGGTGGCAACCCGGCCATCGAGCGGGAAGAGGCCCCCGG